ATTGTCATCTGATCTTCCTGCGCCATTTCATTCTCCTTACAAAGGCTAAATTTTATTGCATTTTTATCATTGTCGGCTTCTGATAAAGCCGTTGTCTCAGTGTTCTTAAACACTCCAAACACGCAAACACTTATTTCCAGAATGGCGGCCTTGCGAAATATCGCCCCAGGCCCTTTGAGGGTTGTGCCATTAACCTTGGCTTTCTGATCGTCGGCAATCTGCTCCACAATCTCAGGATTGAGTCTAAGGCTGGCCTGGAAGGGAAAACCTTCGATCATGTCCTGCTTTAGTTTGGCTGAATCGGGATTCGAGAGAAATGGGCCCTCGATAAATACTTCCGGTTTGACCGCCTGTTTTTTCGAATAAGTCAGCCTTAAAGCACTGTTGTGGTCGATAAGTCCAGGCGTTTTCTTGCTTGCAAAATAGAGACCATCCATATCGAAAGCCAGATTGCCCCAAAACCAATGCTTTATAATATCTCCCCGGTAGCCTAACAGGCGGACCCCTTTCTCCTCTGTCGAATCATCGGCAAAATGAACGGCATCATCACAAACGAATCGACAGACTGATACCGGCACATTATCCTGTCCATTCCAGCTATTCATGCTATGTTTTTCCTTTTTTCCCGATGCCGGCTCGAAACTTCCATGATGGTCCTTGCAATGTGACCGAGCTTCGGCAACCGACCAATTATTTTTCAAAGGATAACGATAGGCCTGTTCTTTAGACCCGCTTTCACCCTTTTTTTTCGCAAAAAGAACCCGATATTTCTTGCCCTTATGTTCCCGTTCTTCGCTGCCGACAACTTTCCATACCTTGGGGTCAAGTAATCGGCAGGCATGCTCATTTTCGTACGGAATAAGGCACCGTCCTTTCTTGCTTCATCGACAGCAACCGCGACGGTTTAATCGACGCCTATCGCGATGATCTCATAATCGAGTGAGCTATTTCCGGTCCCATCGTGCGCGACTTTCAGATTTTTATTTGTGGTAATGGTAAGACCATCTGCATTTGGAGCCGTCCATAAAAACTCACCCCCTGGGGGAATTTTCAGCGTGTCAGTTGCGCCTACGAGTATCGCAACCGGCGTGGCGGCCGCTCCACCTACGATTAGTCCCGCATCGGCACTTTTGTTCTTGATGTAGAGAGCCTTGAGTTTGGTCATCGTAATGGCGGTACCCAAGGGATCGGTCTGGGCGGTCAGGTCGAGCGTTTCATTCCCGGCATCCGCCAGGGTTCGCACATCAGGCCAGATACTATCGGCCTGATTGGCACCGCTACCGCTCGTGAAACTTGGCCCTCTCACTAAATTCTGGGCATCCCTCGGATTGGAAAGGTCAAGCACCTTCGTCAGTGTCCAGTTTATGCACAGACTCAAATTTGCAATCAGTGACATATTTCTCCTTTCATTTCAGGACTTTGTCCGGTACTAAAACCACCTTTTTGGTTTGTAGATATTCTTCTTCCTTTGCCCGTTCGTCGGTGACGTCCCTAAAATCACGGCCCTGGCGGGCGCATATTTCGGTGCGTGTCATGGTCCCATTGGCAAGCTGCAGCTTATCCGCATCGGCCTCTTGATAGGGATTGACATATGGCCAACGCTTGCACCAGATTTCATGCCTCTTCCAATCATCACGCGCGGTCAGATCGCCCCGCTCGATCCATTTGGCAACCTTCCAGAGCCAGACGCGGCGGATAAAGGGTTTAAGAACCAGGTTCTGCTCATCTTTCCAGTTCTCGCGGGCTTCCTGGTAGGCGATCCTTGCATTCATAAAAGTCGCCCCCGAGAAATCGCCCGTTATGAGCATCAGGGGCAGGCATAAGGGTCTGCCGATGAAGGCCAGCATGCGCAAAACGAAACTATCGAATGCCGATGGCGGCCTCGCTGCACCTATCGCCGCAATGTCCTCACCCGGCTCGCCATGCCAGACTTGTCCGGGCTCGATTTTCTCAATTATCTTTTCATCCTCGGTCTTGCCCGTGGCGCTCACGCCGCCAGTGTAACCTGCTGGCATTCCAGTGGTGTCATAAGTCCTGACCATCATCGGCCAGCAGGCATTTATTTTGGAGGCCACCAGCTCCGCGTCGATGTAACCGCACAATTGCTCAATGAAGTGGACCGAACTTGTCAACGCCGGCTCACCGCGTGAGCATGTGAATCGTTCCGTGTTGAATAGATGATGCACAACGTCGGCGGGATATCGCTGATAATCCTCATTGCGAATGTAACCCCATTTGTTGCGCTTCCCGATATAGTATCCTATGACCCGTCTGGTCTGCTTGGAGAATGCCACACCGTTATTGACATCAAAATACAGGGCATCATTCTTGCTCCCCCAGGGAGTGCCTACTTCCTCACCTTCGATGGCCTGTAAAGAATCATCAAGGAAAAGTACGAAGGCGTCACCATCCCGCCTGTAACTTAAAAAGAACTTTTTGAGCAAGGCATGAAAATCAAAGCGTCCGGTCACATCGCCGGGTTGGGCAATCATTTCATCGTCCCAGAGCTGCTCCGCGGCTGCGTTCCATCCATCATCCCCGGTCCTCGCCTGTATCTGTGTTTCCGTACCCACAACGCCGTTGGCTTCTACGCGGAGGATGCCGGTCACCAATGGATTGTTCCTGCCCATGTCGCGGCAGATGTCTCTTAGCTTGTCCAGGGCATCGGCCGTCAATTGCTGATCCCCGGTGCCGCCAAGTCCGATCCTTTTCGTGCGAAGCCGTGACCTGTCGAGAACATCATAGCCGAACCGGTAGGCCATCCGTCTGTAGCCGGTCCGTGGCGACACGGCCATTACTAGATTATCAAGCCATGATCCGGCACTTTTCAGGAATAAATTTTCGCTTCTTTCAACCATTTTCAAAACTCACAACGACTGACTCGACCCCTATCCCCCCGATCAATTTTATTCTCCAACCGTTCCTGGATTCTGAACAACGCCCCGATATCCGCTTTCGTATAAGTTGCACCATCCAGACTCACCGTTTGCCCGCCGGTAAGTACCGCCGTTATTGCCGCCTGAACGTTCAAAAGCTGCTCGGCCAAGGTCTGGCCAATGGTCACACCGGTGCCATAAGTATAGATGGCTGTCCCTTCTGTACCTGTCGCCGTGCGGATCGTAATCTCGATCGGTACGGCATTGGTGGCCGTCATCAAGAAACCGAGCACGTCTCCATCCATGTCGGTCGCGCTGGCATTCAGGAGGTATTGACCGCCGCCGCGTTCAATGATTGTGCCTTCCACCACTGCCTGGCTGCCATAATCCTTAACGACAGTCGCGGTTACGGTGGCCCCGGTCAGTCCCTGGCCGTCAATGCGGCTCACAAGAACGAAGGGTATTGGAGATGCTGTAGCACGAAGCCAGCTCATTTACGTTCCTCATTATGCGGGCAAAAGAAAACGGCAAGTAAGTGAGCAGGCACCTACTTGCCGTTTCTTTTCTTTCGTCACGAATCAGCTGGCCAGCCGAATCGCAAACCCGCACTTTGCGCCTTTGCGCGAATCGCAAAGGGCAAATGTTAGATTTTCAACTTTGCACTCTGTGCAAACGCTTACTCCAGGAATACATTGTTTCTTATGGCCCAGGCGGCCACAAAAGAAGGCGGACCTGACGCCTCGATACCGCTGTAAAATCCCATAACATGCTTGCGATCATATTTGTCTATGATACCATCGGGCACGGGCATCAGTCCTTCGAACTCCATATCAGTCATTGCGCTTCTGCGTTTGTTCTCAGAATCTATGGCCACAATCAGGCCCCGCTTACATATTCGTCCTTCGTGAACGTGCTGCCATCATCGGATACCGGCGCCTTGAAAAGCACCGTATCCTTTGCACCATTGTAGACCTTGATATTCGAACCATCATCGGTCACTTTGTTTCTGAGCCGGCGGTAAAGATGATTCAAAATCTCCAATATCGTTGGCGCCACTGGCGGGACGCCTTGGGTCATCTCTGCAATGGTATCAACTTTCACCACATCTGCAACTTCTGCGTTGACGTCCGCCTTAGCTTGGGCCGCAAGAGAACCGATTGAACCAGTCACATTGCCACCCACATTTCCGGCAACCGAGGCGACCGCGCCGCCTGCATAAGTTGACCTCGATGAAATTGCTGCATCAAGATTTGCAATCCTCGCGTCACCCAATGCCGTCAATCCCGCACCAGCCACCCCCACTTTCGTCTGAAGGTCCTGGGTATCCGCCTCGATGGCTGCCGTCTGCTCCTTAACAGCCCCGATGTCGGCACTCACCGATGCACCGGCGGGTGCCCCGATTCTGGTATAGTTGTCCCCCGTCTGCTTTGTGTTACCAGTGTAAGTGTCAATCGTGCCAACTATCCAGTCGGCCAATTTCTTACCGATGCTGCCAACGGTCGTAAATGCAGAAGTAAGGACGTCCCAGATGGCCTGTATTCCGGCGGTAGAAAGAGCATACCCTGTCTTACTTGCCGCTGCTACTACCACTCCGTCCGTTCCCGTATCGGCGAGAATACTGTCAATGTTTCCATCTACTACGGTAAGAGCGGCATCCAAAGTGGTCCCCGTATCGACCAGGATGGCCGCCGTATCCGTCTTTACCGCCGGCAAATCGGTATCGTGTATATGGTCGGCTTGCACGTGGGCGGCGGCGGCATCGGTAGCAGCTGCCGTCGCCTGGGTCTCTGCCCCTGCTGCGTGGGCGTGGACCAGGACAGCTTCTGCATAAGCATCCCCCGTCTGCTTTGTGTCTCCTTGAATTGATGCCGGCGTCGCGGCGTTAAGGCTTGCTTTCTGAAGGGCTCCAAAATCAATATTGGCCTGTTCGACAACGGCGGCATCGAGATAATCCGTCCCACCAATCAGCGAATCGTATACATTCGCTGGCAGAACCATGAAATCATGCCACACGGCGAGTGCCCCGGCCACGTGGACAAGCAATTGCAATTTGCCGAGCGTTCCGGTATCGGTCGTGTTCAAGGGACAACCATACATGCCCTTGGCATCATGCGTGCAGCTCGTTGCATCATTTTTTGCGGCAAAGGCTCCGCCATTCTTCGACAGCATCACGTCCGCCTGGGCAATAGTCAGGCCAACCTCCTGCGTGTTGCCGTCCGTAGAGTCAAGGAAAGGTCCTATCTTGGCCGTGTATGCAGTTGATTGTTTGAGAAACAGCATCAGGCAACCCTCCTATTCCGGTAATATCGCATCGCAACGGGAATGCTCAAACCGCTGGGGGGTGCCCCCTGCGACCACAATTCGATTCGTTCCCTATCGAACATACAGAATGACTCAGCGTAAAGCTCGGCGACTTCGGCGGCAGTAACGCCACGATTATAAATACTTGCTTTATCAAAAAGACCGTTAAAATATCCATTATATCCATTTCCAAAATAGACATACAAAGCAGATGCTTGTTGTGTGGTTATCCCCCCAGCATAAGTTCCAGATGATATTCCGTTTGTATAAGCTGTGGCAGTCGTTCCATTATAGGTAAGGACAAAATGATACCACTTATTATCAGAAACAGGTATATTTGAAATTTGGTAATTGCCATTTAGATACCATCTAACAGTGGTTGGAGCATTCCTTTGAAGCAGTAACCAGGGTTCAGTCGATGTTAAGGCATTTGCCCATTGAAATATACCCTTTGATGTTTCTGCCCCCATAGGGTACACCCAGAATTCGATTGTAAATTTTGTTAATGCTGTCCCATTCAAAATTGCTCTTGTGTAATCGTCATTACCATCAAAACTCAATGCTGGGCCGAATTTGCCAGCGACGACATGAGTATCGCCGAAAAGCGTGCCGTTATTTCTATTGCCACTGACATCGAGAGTCTTGCCGAGCAAAGGCGGACTGTCATTGAACAAGAAGCAGGCGACCAAGCCTTTCGTCCCCCAGTGACCCTTGATCGGCAACCTGAATTTTGTCGGTTTCAATATCATGATGCCACCGGAATTGTCGCTGTTCTATATCTTGTTGTGATAGTCACAGTACTATGATCTGTTGTATTATTCCAATCGTGCATCACTTTGAATGTGCCATATTGCTGTGGGTCAACGGAGAATCGCTCTCGCCGTGTAGCATTCTGGGTGAAGACCATCTCGAATCCGGCCACTATATCGGCCTGCACCTGATAAGTAGCATTGCACTCCCCAAGGATTGCTATCTCCAACCCGCCAGTTGCCTTAGCGTGATCGGAATATAATGCCTCTATCGAGACCTCGCAGGCGGCCTTGCCATCGAGGTCAATGGCATCGCTTATTTTAAGAACCGGCGTGTCTTCACTAAGGACAACGCCCTCCACCCCGCACTGTGTCCACGCACCCCAGTTAATTCCAGTATCTGACATGGTTAAACCTCCCGCGCCTCAAGATTGGCTTTCGCCTGTGTCTCAAGGCCACCTATGTATGCCGCAATCTGTGATTGCTTCATCTGGTAAGCCAGGTGGTGTGCCCAGATATTATTTAGGACATCGGCCTTTTCTGTCGCATTAGCAAGTGTGCATGTAAGGACAGAAATCGTTTCCGTTTTGATATTTGCCGGGTCTGTATTGTCCGTTCTCATAGCCACAACACTTGCTTCTTTTCTGGCAACATCCAAAGGCGTTATCTTGACATCCCAAGTCACTGCCATGTTAATTCCCCTAGTGTGACCGTTTCTTTTTGAATCCGATTAAACGATTGATGGCAATCAAGTCAAGAGGTTGTGTACTACGCCGTAGTACAAAGATAAAAAGTTTTATCGCTCGATGCTGTCGAATTTATGCCCACAATCTAAACACTTGTGGTGTCTAATTGGCAAATCCCGTGTACTGTAAATCCGTATATGCTCACTATAACATTTTGGGCATTTCATCTTGATATATTGCACAACGTCCTTGTGGTTTTTGTCCCTTTTGCGATGGCTTTCGGGCATATCCAAATCAGGCAAGTTATCCAGGAATCCGTCTTTCATGGGCTGAATATCTCCGGCAGATCATCTAAGAATGAACCACGTTTTTGCCTCAATGGAGGTTTGATAGGTAGGTTCTTCTCTTTCAAAGGTTGCAAAGACCTGGCGCCCACAAGTTCCGCCGCGAAGGCCGAATAAACTTTGGCATCCCAGAGATGGTTTGGTAGATGCTCATTCTTGAGGGTCCAAAACATCGTTCCTCGGCCCCGTCGAGTGCGCACAAGAGTCTGATGCTCGGAAGTCAGATGAATCAGAACTTCCTCATCCGTGTCCGCGTGGAGATGCCAGAATCCTGCCCCGGGGGTCGGGGCTTCGAAAAGCAGGCGATAAAGCCGGTTTTTGTATTCGTTGACATTAAGGTCATACCGCGTAAGAACCCCGCCGGCGATATGAACGGCCCGGTACGGCCGGGCCCTGACGCTATCATCGCCACGCACCGGCACTACCGACAATTCGGTGCACTTGCGGCAGAAATCAATAACGACATCCGGCCGGTAACCGCAATCAATCGCGGTTCGGGAGATATAGAAGATAAGATCCGGATTATCCTGCACCTGCCATCGCGTCAGGAGGAACTTGCGCAGGAGCTCCAGGTTATCCAGGTCGCTGCTATCGCCTGTCTCAAGTCTGCCCTCGAATATGCTCCAGACTTCCGATAAGTAGCCCCAACCATCGACGCTGACCCAAACATGGTCGGAATGAATATCGACACCGGCCGTCAAAAGCTGCACGCCCGGCGGAACGATCCCTTTGTGATATGTACCGATGTGAGGCTTGAGTTTTGCA